GGGGATACTGGTTCAGCAAATCGCGGGGGACTGAAAATTGTTCGGCTGTCACATTGCTTGATCCAGTCTCTAAAACGATCAAGATCAAAGTCCTGCAACTCAGCAACAACGATATCGTCCATCCACTCTGCTTTTCTGTTGGGGTACTGCTTCTCGGCATCCATCTCCACTCCCCAGATACTGAGTTCATTCCTGAATTCACTTTTCTTGAGGGGGAACAGCTCGAGGGCTTTCACTACGAACTCACCTAGAACGGGAGTTTCTGAGTCAGTCAGGGAGAAGCTGAACGCCTTCTCCTGCAATTTCTGCTCTGGAGTAACCTTTGGTCCAAGGTTCACGGTTAGGTGGAACTTGGATAGTTGTCTCTTTATGTCGCAACACGAGTTTGTGTCGCCGTACCAAACGTCGGGCCCATAACGTCTGGCGAGAAACGCCACCCCTGGCTTACCACGGGTGACGTTGGCTATCTCCAATTTCTGGCCGACTAGAGAGGCGGCACGTGAGGCTATCTCTGGATCGCAATCGGTGTCCAGACCGTCGTCACCACCGTACACACCCAGCTTCAGCCAAGCGTGTTGCGGGCCAAGGCCCTGCATACGGTATGTGAGGTAGGCGATGTATCCGGTATCCAGCGTGTTTCCAACGCTGGTATCCGCGCCTCCCGACAGTCTGTGAAACTCAGTCATGTAGGAAATTCCAAAGGTGGTCTTTGCTCTTAGGTGATGGTGTTTGTCCATCGCCTCGAACAGTGCCGCGTGGTGTTCAGTTCGAAATGCAGCAGCATACACTTTGCGCTCGAAATAATGGAGCACGTTGCCATGCTTTCCGTCCATTCTTTCGAAGTCCTTCAGTGATGCGCACTTCGTAGCTGTCGAACACACTTCCGCCACTCGTTCGGCCACTTCTCTGGGTGACTTTCCAAATGCGTACCATGGCTGTGGTTTCATAACACTGTCTGTGAACGCGTACATAAAGCGTGAATAATCGCGCTTGTCCGGTCCGCAGATGGTAGAAATGCCACGTGGGTCATTGACTGACCCGTACGCTTCGCGCTTGATGAATTGCTTAGTGACACCGGTCGATTCGGTGTGTTCGGCTTCGTTCAAGATTGCGCGCTGACTGGGTTTCGATTGCCTGTTGTAAACCTCTTCGATGTCCACTGGATCCAGCTTATGGCGGGTTGCACTTGGAACCAGGAATTCAACAAACTCATCCATCGTGTCCATAAGGAACTTGGAGATGGGTTGCTCCTTGGTTGTCTGCTCTTTAACTCGTTTATCCACCATGCGCTGCT